ATGTGTTCATCACTTAGAAAAAACGCATCGATTCAGAGTGTAATTTCGTACACAGAACCCAAGTTACATACTGGTAAAACATGGTATATTGACTTCACGGCATACGATCCGCTGGAACAGAAAATGAAGCGGAAAAAGTATATGCTGGATGGAATACCCAAGCTGACCGACCGTCGCCGTCGGGCAAATGAAATCATCACCAATCTTAATGTAAAGCTCCGTTCCGGATGGAATCCCTGGGCTAATGTGGAGAACTCCAGGCAATACACCCCGTATATAGATATTATCCAAAGGTATCATATATATTTGGGCAAACTGTATGCAGCTGGCACCATTAAGGAGAATACTCTGAAGGATTATGAGAAGCGCCTGCGAGTCTTTGAGGAGTATACAGCCAAACATATTCCGACCATTGTGTATGCGTATCAGATTGACCAGTCTTTCATCTCTGACTTCTTGGACTACGTGCTGCTTGACCGGGATTCATCGGCCAGAACTCGGAATAACTACCGTACCTGGTTGTCTTCACTCTGTAACTGGATGATGGAAAAGCAATACCTGACTCATAATCCGGTTGAGAAGATTCGACAGCTGGCAGAAGAAGAGAAGAAACGTTCTGCCCTGACGGTTCCGGATATTCAGAAGCTCAAGAAGTATCTCCAGAAAGAGAACCCACATTTCCTGTTCTTGTGTCAGTTTGCTTATTACACCTTTATCCGTCCGGATGAAATCTCCAATATCCGATTGGCTGACATCAACCTGAAGGAACAGAAAGTATTTATCGGCTCCAGTATCAGCAAGAACCGGAAGGATGGCATGGTCGGACTGAATGATGCACTGATTAAGTCAATGCTTGACCTGGGCGTCTTTAATTCTCCCAATGATTATTATCTGTTTGGTAAGGGCTTCAAGCCCTCACGTGAGAAGGTGACCACCCGTGTGTACAGGAACTACTTCAATAAGGTCAGAGCAAAGCTGAAGTTTCCGGACAGCTACCAGTTCTACTCTCTGAAGGACACCGGTATCCGTGATTTGGCTAATGCTGAAGGAATCGTCATAGCCCGTGATCAAGCGCGTCATGCGGATATTTCTACAACCAACAAGTACCTGAAAGGGGCGGATATGACGGTGCATGAGGAGACTAAACATTTTGAGGGGAACTTTTAAAAATAGAGATGTCGTGCTTCCCAGCAGGACACCCCGTATTAAGTTTAAACAGAATATTACTCTATTAGATAGAAAGTTCCTTCAACTACATCATTTAGTCCATTCATTTCGACTATGTAATGTAACTCTTTACAAAAGTATCGTTTATTTCGGATTAAGAAAATAGATTTGGGGTCATATATTTGTTTTGTAAGAAAGCAGAACTGGTATTCAGTTCGGGTATCTATCTTTAAATTATTTTTATAGAATGTTTCGTATAATCCTTGGTTTCCAGAAAGCTGTAAGGTAAGTTCTTCATCTTGGAATTTTAGCAGGTAATTGAAATTATCAGTATTGATATAGTAATATGTATCTGTTGCAGACATAGGCAGTTTATAGTCCTTGTATTGTGCGGTTGGTTCACCTGCTCCTACAAACAAGCCTTGGTATCCCATATATAGTGCCACATAAATTTTGTCTGGAGCTTCTTCTTCTGGTATCCCTTCTTTTATTAACTCGTTCAGTCCTGTTTCATTTGAAGTTTCGTCTACCGCATTATTGTTGCGGGCATAAGCAGCAGTAAAAGCTCCATTGGTAAAACTTCCGTCTGAAACGCCGGAAACACCAGCATAAATCTCAGCCGGAATTATTTTTAATGATGTTATATCACCGTCTGAATTGTTTTTTACTGCAGAAAAACGATTCACTATCCGCTGTCGGTGGAATCCGTTTATTTCGACTCCAACAAAATCCAAGTTAAAGTCTTTGGTATGGTAAATGTATCGTTTGTCGAACTCAGAATCCAGCATAGGCCATACATCGAGAAATCGGTTATAGGTCTTTGTTGTACAAAGTGATAAAACTTCAGGATTGATGCAGCTGTATTTGTAATCTTCTATGTCAGGAAAATCAAATTCTACATTGTCATAGTCAACAGATAATTCTTCGTCTGCATCATACTTTTTAATGATATCTTCATCTTTTATATCTTCGAGGCATATAGTCTGAGAATTTTCGTAAAAACTATTAATGCTGATAATCTGAACAGTTTTATCTGTCTGATTTACGAGAAAGATACAGTTGAAGAATTTCTCAATCTCATCTAGAAATTCGTCTACACTCCAGTCTGGTAGCATCTTTGCGAACGAGGTGGTTCTGTAGCCATTCACCATAAAGAGCCGGCACCATCTCTTATTTTCTCTTAATGTGTTCTTTTGTAGTTTATAACCCAATATTTTCACTAGCTCTTCTACATAAAAAAGCAAATAAGGCTGTGGTGAGATGTAAGTCCCTTGAATAAAGCTGGCTCCACCAGTTGTGATATTCATCTGATTATCAAAGTATCTTAAATTGCCGCTTGTATCATAACTGGTAAAAATAGGAGTGCAAACAAAATTCATGTCTGGAAAAGCCTGGTTTAAGCTGGTGTATGCTGTCTCCAGACTGGTGTCACAGGTACCAAAGTCCAGTTCACGCAATCTTTTATCGCCGCCTGAAAGATAGTTCAGCTCGGAGTTTCCAGCCACAATCTGAATTTTAGCAATGTTGTCTTCTACTGACAATATAATTTCAGTTCCACGTATGATATTTATCGCTCCACAGATTAATATGGCCTGACGATTCTCAGGCCGTTGAGTAATATCAGAGCGGTTTAAAGATTGATATATTCTTCTATTATGAGGATGATTCAAATCAATATCCAAATCATATGTGTAGTCACCATTGCGTGTAAAGAATGGATTCTGCGTATAAAAATCAAGCTCAAAGCCATCCTGTAGTGCCACTTCTTTTCCATCAATAAATAATCGTGTCATGACCTGCTGCGTTTTCGTGAAACATTGTTTTTCATTTTTTCTACTAACTGTTGCGCTTCATTCACGCCCATTTTACCAGTCGCTTTTGTATAGGTAAATATCGGCTCGTTTAATCTTTTGAGAAGTTTCTCCATGCATTTCATATTTTGCAGCATGACTGCCGTTGACTCCTGGCTGGATGATTCGGCAGTCTGATAGTAGTTGTTTGTTGTCATCCTATTTGTAGGTGATAATACGGCTGATACGTCTTTTGCAGTCAGGCTACCGATGGTATTGTTTCGCTGTGCCTGGTCTATCAGGTCAAGAACCGGACGGATAGCTGGATTCTGGACGGCGTAACGGTTGGCCACGAACTCTCCGGCATGGACTATTCCTTTGGGTTCGTCATGTCTTCCGAAGCCGGTGTAGCCACCTTCTTCAAAGCCATTTATTACAGCCTTTGCTGTTTGGAAGGCAGCAGTGATTAATGCAATTTCGGCTGCAGCTTTAGCTAGTCCGATGAAACCTAAGGTTGCAATATTTTTCATTTGCGTTTCAGCTATGTATGCAATCATCATTTTTTGAAGGCTGTCCAGGATTATTTCCAAGGTTGCTTTCATGAAGTCACCCAGGGATGTTTCGGAGTCTGTAAGCATTTCTGCGAATGCTTCGCCAAACTTCTGACCTATATTCTGTGCGAATGAAAGTTGCTCTCTTATCTTTCGCTGATTTTCTTCGTAATTCTTACGGGATTTTTCAAGGCTTGCCTGTTGTTTTTTGTCAATAATCTCAGCTTTCTTTTCTTCGGAAATTTCAGAAGAAGAAAGCACTTGGTCGTAATATTCATTCTGAATATCGAGTAGCTGCTGACGGTATTCCTGTTCTGATGAAAGTCCGGCATAATGCTTCTGTGTCACACTTTCAATCTCCAGCTGGTACTGTTTCTCTAGGCGGGTAAAGGCTTCTTCAGATGCTTTGTTGGCATCTTCTTCATCCAGCTTGTTGCATTCTTCTTTGTACTTAATTCGTGCTTCGAGAATTTTCTGTTCAATCTGCTGGCGCTTTTCCGGCTCCAGTCCGGCAATGGCCATCATGTTCTCGAGGTGACGCATCTCCAGGTCTTCCATGAAACGGGTGTATTCCTGCTGTGTCATCTCGTCACTGGCCAGATAGGTACGTTTCAAATCGGCCAGTTCATCGTAATAACGCTTGTTCTCTTCTGTTACCAGGGGATTTTCTTTGTTTGTTTTAACTGTCTTTTCGTTGGTTGTAATGGTTGTGGTGATATTTGTATTTTTTTCCTCTGGTATGGAGTTGATTATTTTCTTCAGTTCCTTTTGCCGTCTGTCCAGTTCCAGCAAGGACTCTGCTTTTTCTTCTGCCTGGTTGTCCAGAGAGTGAAGCAAGGCTTTACGCTGTGATTCGTCTACATCGGTACGGGCTTCAATAATTTTCTTTTGTTCATCATAATACTTGCGGTAAGCTATCACTTCTTTTGATAACTTATCTTCGATGATGGCCAGTTCGGACTCTGCATCCGATTTTAGTTGCTGACGCTGACGGTCATTCAGGGCATCTATATTTTTGTACCTATCCTCAATGCTTTTATACTTCTCCAGCTCATCCTGAGTACGCTGTAATTCTTCGTTGTACTTTCGCTGTGCTTCTGTAGCTGCGTCTGTATTGGGGATGAGTTTGGTGGATATATATGTCACAAGGGCGGTTAGTCCGGCAAGAACCAGTCCGGCCGGATTCAGCTTCAGTACTTTATTGAAGCCATTCGTCGATACGGTTGCGACCTTGACTATCAGGTTATACGCTTTTGTGTAGATGGTGGCTGCATTGACCGCAATATTATATGCGGCCAGTGCGGATCCGGAGGCTATCAGTACTGCCTTATATTTGATGCACCAGTCTATCAGGGTAGGGAGGGCCACGATGATTTTTGTCGTCCAGCCGGTAAGCAGTGACAACGACGGGTTAAGCCGCTCCATCAGTTCGATACCGGCCTCCTTGATACTGTTGCGGTATTGTGCCATTTTAGCTTCGTTGGTGTCGGAGTTGATGGCAGCCTGTTCCATGGCGATGTTCGTATCCGTGACAGCTTCGGTGTATTGGCGTACTTTATCCGCATTGTCTATCAGGATAGTGGCGGCAGAATAGGCTTCTTCGCCGAACATGGTTTGGATTTGTGCCGCTGTCAGTGACTTTTTGTTCAGGTTCTCGAGTGCAGTCTGCAAGCCTACTACCTTCGGGTTGGTTTCATCCGGTCCGGTTTGCAGTACCAGGAAGAACTTACGGAGTGCGGTACCGGCCGGTTCTGCCTCCAGTCCTTTTTCTGCCAGCATCTGAATGGTACCCTGCAGCTGCTCGATGCTTACCCCAGCACCGGAGGCGGCTACACCCGCATTCTTGATGGATGCAGCCTGAGCAGAAACATCGGCTGCACCTTCTTTGGAACCGGCGGCCAGCACATTCACATAGCGGGCTGCCTGGTCGGCTGATTCTCCGTACATATTAAGGGATACGGTGGTGGCTGTCACGGCATCCTTCAGGTCGATTTTGGCCGCTGCAGCCAGTCGCATGGCTTCGATAGTGACGGCGTTCAGGGCTTCCTTGTCTTTCAGAAGTTCCGGTTTCTTGGAACCAATCAACATATAGGCTTGAAGAATTTCGTCGGATGACTGACGGATGCGCAGGCCGGACTCGTCCATGGTAGTGGACAGTTGCTCGGCCTGTTTTGTAAGCCACTGGATAGATTCATCATCCAGTCCGGTCAAAGCCTTCAGCTCTGCCTGGGAGGATTCCTTGGAGTCGCGGTTGTTGCGAAGGGTATTCAGGGCCATAGATACACCCGTGATGGTGGCTGCACCCGTCGCCAACAAGCCGCCCCATTTAGCAAAACCGTTGTTGAAGCGGGACAACCATCCTTCTGTCTCTTGTACTTCAGTCTTTATCTTCTGAAGTTCGGCCGTCACTAGTTTGGCCTGCTGCTGGTAGTATTTCCACTCTGCAGAACCTCGCTTAATATGCCCGCTGTTCAGCTGCCGGTTGATGGCTGTCAGGGTGGCACGAAGTTCTTTAGGCGTGGCTTTGTCGAGGTTATTCATTACCTCGGTAAGCGCCGTGGTATCTTTCTTCAGCGTCTTAATCTGAGCTTCCGTTTTTCGAAGTTCGGACGTAACCTGCTTGATTTTAGATGTATCACCGGCTTGGTAAGCATCTGCCAGCTCCTTTTTTAATCCGGATGCAATCGTTTCCAGATTCTTGAGTTCCTGCTTCGCTTCTTCACCGTTTACGCGGACCTCGACGGTTGCTACCTGGTCTATAGCCATATTATTTCTTGTTTAAGATTACACGAATTTTGTATATTGCAAACAGCACAAAGAGGATAAGCACTACGATGGTGAATACCATGCAGAACTTCTGCCATGGGGTAAGCCTCCTTTCTACTTCTATCGTCTGCACTGATTTTTGAATGATTGTACTGTCTTTCCCTGAAATGAATACCGTATCTGAAGGTACCTTGAAGTCTGTCATCAGGTTGCCCATGGAATCAAGTTTGAACCGTAGGCGTGCGTTTTCGGACTGTGCCATGTCTAACCAGGAAAGGACGACGCGACCGTTCGAGTCGCATTCCAGCAAGGCCCGGATGGATGCAGAATCAGCCGGGCGGAATACCGGCACCAGTTTGTCATGCACGATGATCTGTGTGTGACTGTCTGAAGTAAGGTGCTTCCCGGATTTACACCCGAGAAACACCGAACCACACACAAAGAAGAAAAAAAGTATGATTAGAGCTCTCATAACAATGCCCATCCTTTTTCTACATCTGCCATTACAGCCGGAACTCCATTCTCTACCTGAGAAATGGCAGCTGCAAAGGCACACATGGTCGTTTGGTCCTCCACGTTCGGGACGTAGGTTGTCGGTACCTGCATCTCCTGGCATACGCGTGAAATGTAACCTGATGTGTTGTTTTCGGTTCTGGGTGCCCATCGGCTGATGAAGTCTGCAATCGTCTGGCATCCGTATTTCCGGCGGTAGTTCTGCAGCAGCTTGATTAATGCCCGGTAACCATGTGCCATGTCTTCGAATTCTTCGAAGGTCTTGTCTTGTTTTTTAGATGCAGGAATCTCTCCCTGCCAGTCTGTCGCATCTGAGTTGCGGATGTTGCCTGGGTTGTTATTACGCAGGCCTCGTGGTAGCTGTTTCATTTTTTCACTCCTTCCTTAATCGTTTTGATAATTTTTTGAGCTTCCTCTGGTGTAGCACATTCCGTAATCCGCATAGCCAAATCGGCTACTTCTGCCGCATGACTCTTTTTCTTCTTAAAGTTTTCTATGACAGACAAGCCTTCGACAATCAGCACGCCAAGTGTGCCGATGACTGCTCCGTATGGCAAGTTGTACCAGGGGAAGCATAGTCCCAGAATGTCAATCATGATAAAGAAAAGAAGCAGCCGGAAATAATCGACGATTTTTGTTCCGGTTTTACGCAACGGGCGGCTGCATATTCTCTCTCTGTTTGCTCTGGCTGCATCGATACCCGTCCATAAATCCAGCATACAGACGCTGCATATCAATATCAGGCAGATGAAAATAATAGTCACGCCGGAGCGGATGTCTTGTGTGATAAATCCTACATATTTTTCCAT